ATTAGTTTTTTATTTAAAAGAATTAAAGAACTATAGAAACAAAGCGGTAAAACTTTGAACCGGTTCAAAATAGATTATGAAGTATGGAGAACTCAAGGTTATGAGTCTTCATATATTCATAAAGCGTGATAGAATCAGGAGGAATTACGTCAGGCTGGTTTATGAAATGTGCGAGATCCCATTTGGGTTGGAAGGATAAAGGTCCTTTCCATCGGGATACGGTGGACCAGACAGTCTGCAGGCTTGGAAATTCGTTAAAGTTGATGATCTGACGAACAGATTCATCGACACGAAGGTAGCCGGGAAGGTGAGACTGGATGTGAGCGTAAGCTGCTTCATCTATTTCAGCGCGGTCATCGAGAAACTCGAAATAGACATCGCGACAGAAGTCGTGAAATGTCTTGTCTTGGCCACAAGAGGCCCAGGCCATGCCGACAGCACGTGCTGACATGTATTTGGGTCGTGGACCACGCTCGGGGTAAGCGAGCTGAGCGACGAGTTTGCCGATTGGGCGGCGGGGATGTCCGAAATTGCATTGATAAGAAAGAGTTTCGATCTTGTTTCGCATAACTGTAATGATTGATTTGGATTGTGAGAGAACCATTCCATAGCGGGTAAGAGCGTAACTTTCGAAGAAAGAGATAAATTCTTCGAGGGTTGCAATTGACCATAGGGTGAAACCAGAATTGTCATCTCCCATAATAAATATGAGTAATTGACGAATTTCATCATCTGTGCAGCCAAATTGGATAAGGCCATCGATAATGAGGAAACAGTTGCACACGGAGTCAATGAACTGAGTGTTGAGAATGCCAGAGGGTACACCAGCAAAGCGGCGGACGTAGGCAAAGCCATCAGCAGTAATAAAGACCATGTTAAAATACCATGTAGCTAGAAAGTTAATGATATTAAGGAGGCGTGTAACCATATCTTCGGTTGTAAGGTCGGGATATGAAGGATATTCATATGTCGGAGCGTATGCATGATTGACAACAAGAAGGCGGGGAAGGAATTCAGTAAAGAATAAAATGACAATGACCCAGGGGAGTCGTTGATCGAAGCCAGACCAGTCGATCGTAAAGAAGGACTTGTAGTTGGAAGCGATTTTGTCTAATATTTGGTTCGAGCCACGGATGGTTTCGAGGCCATACATTATACAACATTCAAATTTCCGAGCAATAACGTGGGCAGGGAATGAGATCATAGATTCAAGGGTAAGGAACAGATCATCAGCTGCATATACAGGACGTTGTTTGAGGTTGCCATCGCGATCAGAGATGTGATTGCGTGTGAAGAGCATAGTTGGTCGTTGAAGGAAGAATTCGCGGAGGGATTGAGCTAGGTCAGATGGACGTTTGCGGAAAGGGGTTCCGAATAGTTTTATCCAATGGACGAGTGAGCGGGCGGATTCAAGGAAAGCATTGATGAAATAACCTTTAGAAGTAGGTTTTGTTTCGTATTCACGAGGGTGAGAGAAGATTGCGTGGATGTTTGCTTCATGTGAGCGGCGATTATAGTATCCGGTACCAGTAGAGAGGGGACGTTTGTCGAATTGGGTGTCGACAAAATGAATTGGCAGGTAGGGAGTGATAGCCATCTTTTCCATTAGGAGGGGCATGATGCGAGCAATGCGGGAGGATTCAACGGGTTGTGAAGGTGTCTGAGGTTTAAAGAAGTCATTGACGGTGGCGTCAGTGGTTCCGAGAGGACGGGTGTATTTACGGACAAAGGGTAGATACTGAGGGTACTTCGAGCGGAGGAGACGTTCAAGACGGGGGTGGATCTGGAAGCCAGTTTCGGGAACTTCGGATGTAGCGGTGACGACGTTCATGGACTTAAATTCATAGGGCAGGGAATCAATACCAGAAGGAGGAATGCGGTTGTCAGGAAGATCAGAGGATCTAAGACGGTAGAATTCATGTTCAAAGCCTTGTGTGGCTTGTTTGTCTTCAAGAATGTGTTTGATGCTGTCATGTTGTGATTGGTAGTCTGAAGTGAGATCAGGGCGAAGGAAGTCGAGACGAGTAGATTCATAGATTCGGTTAATGTCTGAATGTGATCGAAAGTCAAGGTCAGCTTGAGAGTCTTTGTCAGATTTTTGAAAAATCTTATGGTCGTAAAGAAGGCGAGTGAGGCGTTCGTGGAAGTAGTCGCGGATTCTGTTAAACATTGTGACGGGAGGGAAGTCGGGGCGAGAATAGTAAATCTTCGAGAGTATCTGAGTAAACAAAAGTTTTC